TGGTCGCGTAGCCGTTGGCCGTGGTAATCGCGCTGGCGCGGTCGAAAATCGCCAGGGCGATGGCGGATGCCTTGCTCATTTGCCGAGTGCCTTTCCGAATTCGTAACGTGCCTGGCGCAGCAACGCGGCTTCGAGTTCAGCCTGGACGTCCGGCTGGATATCAGGAAACACCTGGCGCAGCACGTCATTGACCGACGGCCCGTATTGATGCCTGATCGCGCTGCGGCCGCTGCCGGTGCGGATGAACACACCGAAGCCATTCGCGGCACCACCTTTCGACCCCGCCTGCAGCGGCACGAAAAAGGATTTACCGCCTTCGACAATCTTCCTGCCGGAACCGCGCTTGACGGAAACCGAGATCCCCGCCTGTATCTTGCCGGCCGGTATGCCGCGCAACGGATCGCCGCGCAGCGGGTGCCTGCGCTTTCCGTTCTTCGGCTCCGGCGCCGCCTTGACCTTTTGCAGCGCCCCATACGTGGCCAGCGTCGTCGAGCGACGGCGCGCGGAAATGACCGCAGTCGCGCGCTTCGGGCTTGCCTTCTGCAGGTCCATCCTGTCGCGGACGTACTTGTCCTTCAGGTTGACGCGGCTGACCACTTCGCGCCGGCTGCGCGTCGTGTTCTTGCCTGCCACACTGTTGAGCGACCGATAGACCGTGCGGGCAACGACCGCGGCGGCCAGCCCCAGCTCGTCGGCGACCTTCTTCAGCAGTTCAGGATTGACAATGACGGGGCCGCTCATCGCAGCACCACCGTCGTCGTGTAGCCGTCGTTTTCGTTGATGCCGTCGACCGCGTAGGTCCTGGCATCGACGACCAGCGCATCGCCGACTTTTGGCGCGGCGGCGTTGGGGATCGTGGCGAAACTTCGATAGCCGGCGACGGCGCCATACTCTCCCGTCACGGCCACGCCATGCTCGAGGATGACGACGGTCGGCAGTCCACGCAAAAGCGCCTCCCGCCCGAGGCGGGCGAAGAGGCGCGAGTGCATTCTTTCGAATGCGTCAGCCATGTTACGCCGCGGTCAGCTTGACGACGGCACGCGGGCGGGTGCAGATGCTGATCGGGTTGGACTGGGCTTCGAGGTCGATGCCCTTGCCCATGCTCAGCACTTCCTGCTTGGCGTAGTACGGCAGGCCGATGGTGTTGGCGGCTTCGACATAATCCGCCGGCCCGTAGTGGGTGACGAACAGGTCGGGCACGCCTTCCGGCACCAGGTAGGCGGTATCGGCGGCGATGAAGTCCACCCCGCCGACAGTGCCGCGATACTCTTCGAACATCACGCCGCCGAACAGGAAGCCGGCGCGCACGTCGCTACGCATGGCTTCGTTGCTCTGCCAGTTGACGAAGGCCGATTCGACCTTGGCGTGGCCGGTCAGCGCGTCGAAGAAGCTCGGCGAGCAGAGGGCCCGGACGCCGGAGTACATGGCGTTGCCGAGCGCGTCTTCCATCAGGCGCTTGGCTTCCATGACCTTGGTCCGGATGTTGGTCGTCGCGGTGGCGAAGACCATGGCCTTGGTCTGCTGCGAGAGGCCGAAGCGCGAGAACAGGTCTTCGAGGACGGTCGACCCGTTGGCGTCGAGGATCTGGCCCTTGATGGCGCCGATCCGCTGGTACTCGATGGTGGCGTCGAGCGCGTAACGCATCTTGGCCAGGCGCTTGTTGACGATACCCTGGACCGTCTCCAGCTCGGAATCCGAACCGAAGGCGCGCACGCCCTGGATCGCGTCGGCCAGGATGCGGGCGCGCTGCGGCAGGTGGATGGTGTTGAAGTTGATCAGCTTGCGCTTGTCGCTCTTGCTGTTGGCCGCAGGCGCGCCGCGCTGGCCGGCGGGCACCAGGTTGAGGGTGGCGCCGTCGAACTCGACGGAGACCGAGGTCGTCGGAATGCCTTCCTCGGAGAAGATGCCGAGCTGGCCGATGCGGCCGGGCACGTAGGGCTGTTCGTTGATCGCCTTGGTCAAAGAGACCATGGAGAAGGCGTCGTCGTTGAAAATATCGAAGCTGGCCATTTCTGTATTCCTTTCTAGGGATTCGGGCGCCGGTTAGCGGATGATGATGTCGAGCGCGGCCAGGTCGGCCTTGCCGGCGGTCTTGTCGCCCGCATCGTTGGTGCCTGCCCAGACCAGCAGGGAATCGGCAACTTCGGCATGGCGGGCGATGATGACGCCCTTCTTGTCGGCGGCGGAGGCATCGACGGCGGCATAAAGAATGCCCGCGGCGGCCTGCGAGCCATCGGCGTTGTCGTCGTCGTAGGCAATGTACTTGCCGGACGCCGTGACCTTGCCGACGACGGTGCCGGCGGCGAGGTTCTGGCCGGACAGGATGGTGACTTCTTCGCGGCTGATGGAGCCGTTTCCTTCGGCGATAATGAACTCGCCGGCGCGTGCTGCTTCAGTAAAGGTCGTCATTTCGGGGTTCCTTATCGACGGTTAATGGGTGGTGCGGCGCGCAGCGTAGATCCCGGCGATGCTGACTGCCGACTGCTGCGCATGTTGCGTCGGCCTGGTGGGAAGGTGGTTGTTGACCGGCGCAGCGGCGTCGAGCGCGGCGCGCGCTTCGAGCAGGCGGGCGCGGACGGCGGCGAGCGGGACGCGGGCCTTGATCAGCTTGGCGGCCATGTCGGGCAGCTTGCCGGCGGCGCACACGGCGACTATCTCTTGCGCTTCGGCAAGCGCGGCCTCGAGGTCGGCTCGGGTCGTCAGCAAGGGATCGAGGATCAGGCTGTCGGCGTGGGCGGACATCCCGACGCCGGCGCAGATCGCCAATACGGCCGCGGCATCGAGCGGGTGGTTGTCTTCCGGTTCCGGCTCGGGTTTCGGCTGCGGATCGGCTTGCGGCGCGATGCTGGCGCGGACGGCATCCGGCAGGCGGTCCATGTCGAAGGCGGCAGCGACCTTGAGCGCCGGCTGCAGCTCGTCGGCGAAGCCCTTGAGCACCGCTTCCTCGGCATTGAGCCAGGTCTCGGCATCGAGCAGCGCCTTGATCTCGTCATCCGGCAGGCCGGTGCGGGCGGCATAGGTGGCGATCAGCGAGGCGCCGATCTTGTCCAGCACGTCGGCCATCTCGCGCAGCTCGTCGGCGTTGCCGTAGGCGAAGTTGAGCGGGTTGTGGATCATCATGAAGGCGTTTTCCGGCATGATGATGGTGTCGCCGGCCATCGCCAGCAGCGAGGCGGCGGAGGCGGCAATGCCGAGCACCGTCACTTCGACGTTCGCCGGGTGCTGGCGCAGCGCGTTGTACATGGCCAGCGCGTCGAACACAGAACCACCCGGCGAATTGATCGCCAGCTTGATCGAGGTCGCATCGATGGCCTTGAGCTCGCCGATGAACTGCTTGGCGCTGACGCCCCAGGCGCCGATCTCGTCGAAGACCGAGATTTCGGCGGGCTGGTCGGCCCTGGCCTGAATGGAATACCAGTTTTTCACGAAGGAAATCCTGTCGGGTTGAATGTGACGCTATCGTGATTTTTTGCAACCCGTGCCGCCTGTGAGCGGATTTCAGTCGCTCAGCAGCATCATTTCGAGCAGGATGTCCCGGCAGTCCGCCGTGGCTTCAAGGGCCGGAGCGGCCTGTATTCCGGCATTCGCGCCGAGGCGCAGGCCGGCTGTGATTTCTGCCGCGGGCGGCAGGTTGACCGCAACGGACGTGGCGAGCACCAGGCGCGCCTCGCTGCGGATACCCACCCCGAGCACCAGGCGGGCGCCGGCCTTGGCCTGGTGGCGCAGGCTGGATTTCTTTCCGGGCTGCGCGCGGCCGGACGGATAGAAATCGCCGACCGGCGCGTCGATTGGGATGTCCCAAAGACCGAGCCGCGCCATGACCGGCGCGGCGGTGCCGATGCCCAAGCAGGCGACGGCGCGGGGATCAAGCACGGTGCACCGTCACGACGCCGGCGGCCTCGCTGACGACGCAATGGATGCCGGCCACGTCGATGGCGCTTTCGCTCTGCACCAGCGGGTGGTCGACATCGAGGCCCAGGCGTTGCCAGATTTCTTCGACCATCGTATCGGCATCGACCGTGGCCGCGATCGCCGGGCCGCTGCGCGCGGCGCCGGCCGCCGAGATGGCCTGGACGATCGGTCCGAAGGCAATTTCTGACGCAGACACCGCGACCGGCCGGTTCGGGTCGAGCTCGAGGCGCGCCCAGATTTCCGCCAGGCGGGTCATGGTCTCGGCGCTGATCGTGTTGCCGACGACCGAGACGGTGGCGGCCAGCGTGTCGCCATCCTCGGACAGCGAGGCGGCGGCGGTGATGCCGACTGCGACCTGGGCGGTGACTGTGTCTCCGGCTTCGACAGCCGCCAGCGCGGCCGCCAGCGCAACCGCGGTCGAGGCGCTCAGGCTGTCGGCGGCTTCGCTGCCGGCAAAGGCCGCGGCGACGGCGGCGCTCGCCAGCGCGGCCAGGGTATCGGCCGCCTCGGTCACATTCAGCGTCGCCAGGCACGGCGGGGTGGCGACAGTCGCGTTCGCCGCCAGCTGGTCGGCAGCTTCGCTCAGGCCGGCGCTCGCCAGCACGGTGATGGCGCCGAGGCCTGAAGCCGTGTCGGCGGCCTCGCTGACAATGGCGCTGGCGCTAATCGTGATGCCGGCCGCTGCGGTCAGGCTGTCGGCGGCTTCGGTTTTCGCCAGCGTCGAAGCGACGGCAAGTGTGCCAGCCGCGGCCAGGCTGTCCGCGGCTTCGGTCTTGGCAAGGGAAGCGATGACGACGTCGAAGATCGTCGCCGCGGCGCTCATCGAGTCGGCGGCTTCTGTTTTGGCCAGCGCGGCAGCAACAGCCAACTGGCCGGCGGAGCTCAAGGTATCGGC